AGTCCATTCTGGGCTTGGAACACAAAAAGGTGTACAAGACGACCAAGGATCTGCGCTACGGCCGTGTCATGATCATGGCCGATCAGGATCACGACGGGTCGCATATCAAAGGCTTGGTTATGAATCTGTTTCACACGGAGTGGCCTTCCCTTCTGGAGATGGGGTATCTGTGCACGTTGCAGACACCGCTGCTCAAGGCCATTCGCGGATCAGCTTCGACCTCCTTCTATTCGAGCCAAGAGTTCGATGCCTGGCGCTCAACGCATTCGCTCACAGGGACGCGCGTCAAGTATTACAAGGGGTTGGGCACAAGCACCCCCGCCGAGGCGCGCGAATGGTTCCAGGATCTGCACGAGATCAAGTACGAGTGGGAGGGGCTGCCCTCCAAGCAGGCGCTCACCTTGGCCTTCTGCAAAAAGGGACTGGACGGAAAGAAGGGATCCGATGATCGCAAGGAGTGGCTGGCAAAGTACGATCCTCTTGCAACCATGCCAATTGCATCTGGCAAGGCAACTTACAAGGGCTTCGTGGACGGGGAGCTGATCCACTTCAGCAACGCCGACAATATTCGGTCGCTCCCCCATCTGATGGACGGTTTGAAGCCGAGTCAGCGCAAGATTCTGTGGGCATGTCTGAAGCGCAATCTGCGATCCGAGATCAAGGTGGCGCAGCTGGCCGGCTATGTGTCCGAACACGCGGCCTATCACCACGGCGAGGCGTCCCTGAATGAGACCATTGTCAAGATGGCGCAGACCTTTGTGGGCTCGAACAATCTGCATCTGCTGAAGCCGCTGGGGCAGTTCGGTTCGAGGTTGCTGGGCGGCAAGGACTCGGCCAGCCCGAGGTATATCCACACGCATCTGGAAGCCATTGTGGACGCCCTGTTCAAGAAGGAGGATGCGATCCTGTTGAAGGCCGTGGACGATGACGGAGACAAGGTGGAGCCCGAGTACTATCTGCCCGTGGTGCCCCTGCTGGCCATTAACGGCTCCGTGGGCATCGGCACGGGCTATTCGACGGACATTCCCCCGTACAATCCTGATGACATCGTGACGCTGTTGACCCATCGCCTATCGGGGTCTTTAAGTACTCTGGAAGGCAGGGCACTCGATCCCTGGTGGTTCGGATTCCAGGGCTCTATGAAGCGCCAGGACACGAACACCTGGATCACAAAGGGGCTTTATACGCTGGATGAGGAGAAGAAGACGATCACGATCGACGAGTTGCCGGTTGGTGTATGGACGAAGACCTACAAGGTGTTCTTGGACAAGCTGCTGACTCAGGAGGGCGGGAATGCCTTCGGCTTCAAGAACTTCGATGATCTGTACGACGACGTGAAGGTCAAGTTTGTTCTGTACTTTACCGAAGAGGGCTTCGACGAGGCGCAGGAGAAGCCGGAACTCTTTGAGAAGAACTTCAAGCTGACGAGTTCTTGGACGACAACAAACATGCACTGCTTTGATGCGGACTTTACCATTCGGAAGTTCGACTGTATTGGAGATGTGCTGGAGGCCTTTGTGATTCAGAGGCTGCCGGCCTATGAACAACGGAGGATTAGGCAGCTGGAGCAGCTCGTGAAGGAGGTGACGGAACTGGAGGCGAAGCGGGCGTTCTTGAAGGCCATTCTGGAGGATCGGCTGACGCTCATGCGCCGAACCGATGAGGAGATTGTGACAGGATTGAAGACCTGCGGCATTCCGCCGCTTACGGATCCGGCTAATCCTGATGCCATCCACTCCTATGAGTATGTGCTGCGACTTCGTATTGACCGACTGAAGGCGAGCGCCGTTCTGGAACTCGAAAAGGAGGTGGAGGAACGCCATGCTGTGCAGAGGAGTCTGGAAGGAATCACGCCGTCTGCGATGTGGCTGAAGGATCTGGAAGAGTTCAAGGAGGCGTGGCTCCATTACAAGGAAGCGAGAACAGCGGAGATGGCAGTCTCTGGCTCAAAAGAGCCTACGACGAAGAAGAAGCGGCTGGTGATTAAGAAGAGGGGAACAAAGGCGTAATTATAATTCAGTTTCTTCTTCTGGAACACCATTAATTCTATTTAATTTACTCACTATATTTTTAACTCTATTATATAATGCTACTGATTTAGAATTAGGTACAATGCTAGAGTTTTTCGTCTTTATTGCATTTAATTGTTTACGTAAGGCCGCAGATTTCGTTTCAAACTCTGTATTATTTGGGTTTAATTTTAAAAGCTCCTTTAAAATGCTGTTAGCAGGATTTATATATACAGGAGGAGATACATACGACTCAACTGATTTAGCTGTATCGTTTGAAGAGTTATTTGCTACAATATTATATTTAGTATAGATTGGCTGCATTTCGGCAAGATATATATGCAGTGTTGCACTTTTGTTTATTATATCATTTATGTTTGCAATATCAGCCTCTTCTATGTTTTTATCCTTAAATGATTCATCATCCATTTTAATTCTTGCAAGTAAATTTGCTGGTTTGCTATTATTAGCTGGTATTATAAGTTTGGACTGTTTAAAAGGTGAGCCGGATACTAATGCACCCCTACCTAACGCTAGGATACTTGGCCTTGGGTTCCTCGGCTGGAAGGCCCCTCCCCGAATCTTTCGAGTCTTCCTCATATTTCGTGCCGGTCTTCTCTTGGTATGCCTGGACTTTCGCATCCTCTCTATATATCCTTCCGGAATTACGCATTCGGTTATTAGCTATTAGTGAATCTCTAAATCTAAGAAACCAAATGCGAGAGCTTTTCTCAGACTTGGAGCGCATCGCCTTATAACTCAAGTGAACAGGGGTTGAAGGGGAGGCAAGTCTGGTCGCCGAAGGCGACCAGACTTGATGTCCCCTCACATGAAAGGCTGAAACGGTAGCGACCGCGTACCGGCACCGGACAAACTCATCGGCTGCGCCAGCGGAATCGGGAGATGGCTGATATCATTCAGGTAATAGTGATAGTGATCTACTTCACTCAGAATCCGGGGCGTGCACCAGTCCACAATGATCTTGTTGAGCTCCTTCACCTGTCCCGCCACGTCAAAATCATTGTTCTTTGCATATTGGTAATAGATTCCACGCATAATCATCTTGAGTTCATCCACATCCTGATCATCAATGACATACTTCTTGGAACCGCTACGGAGATAGACCTCCTTACGGATGGCCTCTTGAAGATGAGCGACATTGCAGGTCGTAAAGAAGGCAAAGGCCACCTCGGAGGGGGTCATATTCCCCCGGAGCATGTCACCCACAAAGTTCGGCTCTGCCTTCTTGCCATACTCGAATCCAGGAACCTGATACGTCCCACCGGCGCCTTCCGAGCCGCCCGTGGCCGTACTAAAGTTTATACGGCCGTTCTGGCCATTCAGCGCGTATTGTGTATACGGAAGTTCAAAATCGGGCGGATTCTTGGATGCCATCCTCTGACACTCTACAATTTTTTATTCTTACACCAGAATATACGATGAGCTCGATCCTGTCATCTCTCAAGCAGCGCCCCTCCGATGTGCAGTACTTCACCCCTCTCAGTGGCTCTGGCGCCCTGCAGGTGAACGTGTTCACCCCTGATACGGCAACCTCCACGACATCCTACGTCTCGGGTGCGGCTGCGGGTCAGTTCACCTCTTCCAACATCACCGCGCCGATCATGGCGCTTGCCGCGAATGGTGGTATCCCCATTCTCCGTGACCTTGGCGTCACAATTGTCTCCTCTCAGCGCACCTTCCGCGGTGTCCAGCTCCTGACCTCTGATGCGAACGGCAGTACCGGCTGGACGAGCGTCACCGGTGGCACCCCTGGTGTCTGGCAGCCATCACCCGAGGGCATCCGCGGCAGCCCCTCCGTTACGGCAATCGACAACGGCTTCAGCGTTGTCTACTTCGAGACCGGTGCGTCTGGCCTTGGCATTGCCCAGGGGCTTGTTCGTTTCGGTTAAACGTGTGTATTTTTGTCCGGCAGATTCATATAGTTCTATCCCCATAGGGATAGAACTATCCGAATCACTTACCCTCCTCTCAATTAATTTTCTCCCCTACCGGTATAGAAAGATGTCCTCTGTTACGCGCTTCCTCAAGCAGATTCCTACGGATGGCCAGTATTTCATCCCTATTCCTACGTCGAACGCCACGGTGAACCTGGCTGTCTTCAATCAGGATGCAGCCTCCTCTACGACATCCTATGTCTCGGGCGCTGCCGCGGGTAACTTCACGAGCTCCAACGTGACAATCGCTAACTTTGTCCCTTCCGATCCCAGCGGCTTCAACGACATCTCGGGCGGTCTCTTTCTCTTCCGGGACATGGGCAAGACGATTGTGTCGTCTCAGCGCACGTTCCGCCGCGTGCAGCTCCTCAAGCTCAGCGGCAACCTCGCTACGCTCGCGGATACGGCAGCGGGCAACTGGACGAGCATCACGACGGCCGCGGGTGTCTGGCAGCCGTCCAACAATGGTGTCGTGGGCAACCCCTCCAACTCGGTGCTCATCGACTCTAGCTTCGGCTGCTTCTACTTCGAGACGGGCGCGCGTGGCCTTGGTATTGCACAGGGGCTTATTCGGTACGGATAAGGAGCGCTTAGCGCTCCTTACCCCTAGGCGGTGCAAAGGCACTGCCTTTGCACCAGGTACGGATAAGGAGCGCTTAGCGCTCCTTACCCCTAGATACAACCAATGCGTTGCATTGGTTGCAGGTACGGTTAAACATCCTCTATATTCTTTATTTGCACCATGAATCCATTTTGCAAAGAAAGAAACAAATACCAGTACTAGGTAGTAATGGCAGCTGCAGGATATTTGAACGGCGTGAACATCAGTATGGTTCTCTATATCATTATGTGCATTCTGGTTGGATATTATGGCGGCCGTTATTTCTTCACGAAAGGCGACACAATCTCAGGAGTCATCTTTCTTATCGGCATTATCACTATCTTCATTATCTACGGCAAACGCTGGTTTGATCCGAACGGCATGTATAATACGGGCACTATTACATGGCCCCCCGTCATTAATACGTGCCCCGATTTCTTAACCGCCTACACTGTCCAAACGAGTGGCGGCAGTGTGGCAGGATGTATTGATACAATCGGTGTCAGTCGCACAGGTGCTTTCCAGAAAGTACCTCCCAGCGGTACACCTGTCCAACCAGTCACTGCACCCTATACCACCAATAACAATGGCGTTCTCAATGCAACGCTGATCGATTTCTTTCCGATCAATGTAGCCAATGAATCGCCGCAGGCGCTCTGTGACCGATTGGCAAACAACGGCCTCACCTGGGACGGTGTCTTTGACGGAGACAATTGCCTATCCACACAACAGAGTTCCTAAGAACCTAAGTATTCTTTATGGGTACCCACTAAGATGCGTGCAGAAGAAACTGCATGTCTTCACCCCGAACTCGAAGAGGCCATGGTGCAATGGCTCACCACCCGTTCTCATCCGGCATTTCTTCTAATCGGCAATCCAGGCGTCGGCAAAACCACCATGGTATATCGCGTTTGCAAGCAAGCCCACTACTGGATCCAGGAGTTCAATGCCAGTCACACTCGAACCGGCAGTTCCTTTCGCCAAACCATTCTTCCCCTTTTAGTTGAACCCGGTATTTCCTCTCTCATTCATCCGTCTACGCCCAATGGGCGTGCCATTCTACTGGATGAGATGGACGGTCTGAGTCAAGGGGAAAAAGGGGGGCTCCAAGAACTGCTGGACTATCTGAAATCCAAGCGAAACTTCAAGCAAGATGCCCCCCTGTTCCTGATCTGCAATGTTATGGAAGGACGCGTCATGCAGCAGTTGTTAAAGCATTGTCTTGTAAAACATGTCGGTATGCCCAAAAAGGAGTATCTAGACTCCTTTTATAAGGCACCTGTGGCCGACTCCCTCTATAAGCTCGGGGATATACGAAAAGTGAGTCAGGGACTGTTGTGTGCCGGCACCAAGGAAGCCTATGAGCAATCGATGCAAGATACTCTGGACAAGAACATTCATATCGCCATTCGGGCGGCCTGGTTCACCCTCTTTGAGGCCTGGGGTGCTTCCGATGAACTCGATCTCGAAACCAAGGATGCAAATCTGGCGGGTCTCCTCTTCCATCAGAATCTTCCCCTGTTCCTAGAGTCGAGTACGGACATTCGCCTCTATGAAACGATCCTGGACTATATTCGCCTCTCCGATCGTGCCGATTTCTGGGCGTTCTTCCATCAGTGCTGGAATCTGCTGCCTCTCTCCTATCATCTGAAACTCAAGTATCCCAACATGATTTTGCAGGACTATCCGAAGCCGAAGACAATTCCGAATCCACAGGATTTGGTCTATACCCAAGTTCTGACCAAACAGTCGGCACTCTTCAATTCCTGGAAGGAGATGAATCGGGTATCGAATGAACATACGATCCCCTTTCGATGCGTTAGCCAATGGGCAACCTATCAAACGGGGAAACTAAAAGAGACGTTGGGACTGCCTTTACTGCCTTTACTGCCTTCACAATCCATCATTCCAGTGGCGACTGCAGCACCACCAGTGTCTTCTGGTGCAAAGGGTTCAGTCGCACCATCGAATGCAAAAGGATCTGCTGTCGCTCATAAGAAGGTATCTCGTAAAAAAGGATCAGACAATCCGCCTGCGACAAGTTGAGCCCGCGTATAAGATCTAGATTGGAAATAAAGAGAACCGTGGTACCGCCTGATACAAACTGTTGCACTGACTTCTGAAAGCGATTCAAGGGCAGATCGAGGAGATCACAGGAAATTCCCTGCTGCTCCAGAATCGGCTGAAGCTGATAGTAGGTGTTCTCAAACACCGTATAGACCAGGAATGTCTGAGATCGATGGTTCAGAATATAGTCGATACAGGTATCCTGCTTGGTCATCGCTGGACTCGGCTCTAGCGTATCCCCTCTGAGTGGCAAAAGAGAGGGAAGCACTAAAAGGGATCGGCAGATGGGACATTGGCCGTGCATAATCAGTTGGCGAAGAATGCAGGCACCGCAGAACACATTCATACAACACGGTAGAAACACCGTATTGTGTGGCGCATCTAGACAGATCGAGCAGTCATTCGTTAATTTGGAGTCGATGAGCTCAGAACGCCCATGCACCCCTTTCAGTCGCTCCAGTGTCCACGAAGGAACTCCGAGGGCTGCAAAAATACTCGGAATGGCTTCATGGGTTAGGCCGCTATAATTCGATCCTAGAATGGTTAAGGGAAGATTGGCTAACGTATACTGGGATCTGCACTGAATAGTAACACTGTTCACGAACGAATAGTGGATGGGCGCAGAGCTTCGCAGAACGAGTCTGTATCGTTCAGGATGTGTCCAGGGCAGAATGGATTTGTAGAAGGTAGAGGCCTCCGTTGTACAGAGAACGGAGGCTCCATGATTCTCCATCCAGGCTCTACACCGCTCATTCACTTCCAGATGAGAATTGAGGGGTACATGCATGTTCTTAAAGAGAAGATGATGCCATTGACTTGTAATGAACCATAGGAAGTCAGCAATAGGTACGGGATCATTGGGACTCATATAGAGTGTGCTGGCTTCGTCGAAGAACAGATTCTTCCAGTGAATCTGATGCTCTTGGCAGAACATATAGACCTCACGATACATCCTATTCGTGGTTAAAATGAAAGGGGCTGCGACTATGGCCGCAGGTGTCGAGCGATTGCGCAGAATGCGTCGATTCAGAATTACAAAGGGCTGAAGGCTAGTGTGTCGCTCCACTTCAGCTTGCCATTGATGGAGTAGAGTGCAAGGAACAATGATAACATGGACGGAAGAGATGTCTTGCGACATAGGCCGCTGAAAGGACGAAAAGAATCGATTGGAATTGGGATTGAGGAGTCCGAAGATACCTGCCGTGGGCTGGTTACGTGCAAGAAATGCAAGAATCGACAGAGTTTTGCCGCTGCCAGGAGGATCCGCAATGATTCCGAGTCGACCTGTCATAAATTGCTGTTGATCGGCGTGGCCATGCAACATAGCATGCTGATAGGTTTTCATTGCATGAACTAATTGGTTCTGATGAGGAAGAAGAGGAGTATGGAGAAGGGGGCTCTGCACACAGGGGGCTTCCTCATTCCATCGATTCATAAATACGTTATTGAGTACTGTGATCGAATCGTCCATGGTGAGATAGGGAGGAGGGTCTTTAAACAGGTCTCTGGAAATAAATGCCAGATTAGTAGTGCTTAGTATAAAATTACGCCCCCTGCAATTTGCAGGGGGCGTAAATGTATCTCCAATGGATCTAACAGGTAGCAAAAAACTCTCTCAATCCCTTGTCCTTAATAAAATACTTGAGCGGCAAACTCGTATCCTTCAGCATCGGATTCTTTCCATCCCTCAGATTGTTCTTATCGAACGTATTATCCGCATGGCACATCACCAATATAGACTTAAAGGGGTCGAGCTGAATCATCGGATTCGTATAATTATCCAAGAACGACTTCTCTTCTGCATGCGTCTGTGTCTCATCATAGCGATGGCCGAGCATATAGGAACGACGATACGCCATGGTGCCGTTCGTGCAGTGATTCGGATTGTAGGGACCCGCCTTAATGATCTTTCCGTCGCTTCGGAAATACAAGTACATTTCAGAAGAGCCGGCAAGCTGAATCGTCGGTTGCGCAGCAAATCGCATCACTACGTGCGACACACGTTCAGGGGGATAATAGTCATCATCGTCCATGGCCACCATAATATCTCCCTTCGCATTATCATTCAGCAGATTACGCTTCTGGCCAATCAGCAACTTCTCATTTAGCGCAATATACTTGATATTCGGAATGGTCTTGGAGGCCTCGGCGAAGAGATCGCCGACCTTGTCCGTGCCGTCATCCACAATAATCCATTCCATGCGATCCTTGGGATAGGCCTGTGACTTGTAGATTGCAATTGCCATCGGAATAAACTTACGGCGATTGTAGGTAGGAGTGAGAACGGAGACAAAGGGCTTGCTACTCATGGAACCCTATTACTAGAAATACGCAATCATTTAGGCTGGTGGTGATGGAAGCTTGGGAGATTCGGATTGCTGTGCAGGCGATTGCTGGACTGGAGGCGATTGCTGTGCAGGCGATTGCTGTGCAGGCGATTGCTGTGCAGGCGATTGCTGGACTGGAGCTGGTTTCGGCGGAATAGAACTATAATTAAGATCCATCATATATGTTTTATAGGCTTCCAGTAAAGCAATACCAAACTCCTGTTTGGCGATTACGCTAAATCCAGGAACTAACTCTTTTAAATAGTTTACATGATCTCCCATCGTATTCAAATATATAATTTCCTCAAGTTTTACAGGCGGAACTAAGGCCGGTTCTGATTTGCCTGGAAGTTTTCGTATCGATCGGATTTTAAAGGGCGCCAAGATTGATTCAAATGTCCAATTGCTATTCGTCTTCCATGTAAGAAGTGGCAGAAATCCATAGAATACTCCTACATATGGCTTTGTATCAGTTTTCCGTTGTTCAGGAGATAACTGATACTTAGAATAAGCATTGGACGCTACACGAATCGTGTAATATGCAGGTATACCCAGCAATAAAATAGGATTAATAGGCATATTCGTAAATACATAAAAAAAGAGAAAGAGGCGAGCAAACCATGGCAGAAATATGGCGTCATTCGCAACTATGATTGCAAAAATAAGTGCGATAATAAGGAGTATTGATCCAGATCCTAATGCAGCAGTGCGTAGCGTGGACACTATACTCGATACTATACTGTTAAAATCAGAGGGTTCCGAGTTATTATCAGATGAATCCACATCATTCAAATCGGGATCTATAGTATCTGTCCCTTCTAAATTATCTGCCCCTTCTATTAGTGAAAATGGCATAAACCGCTTTTTAATAGTATCAAGTCCTCCAACGACTCTATCATATAGATTTCTAAGTATGGACATGCCCCTAATTATTAGAGAGCATACTTGAGTCCTCCCAAACCCGAGGACACGGTCACCCAGTTTATGTTTTCCACGTAGATTGTGAAATCATAGGCATAGTTCGTGTCGGCCAGTAACGGATAGGGGTTCAGGTCGATCTGGAGCAGACGGACTCGGCTCGTATTTAGCGATCCATCGGGCTGGGTCGACGGTGATTGGAGACCAAAGGGGTAAATGGCCAGATTGGGATCAGGCTGCCCCGTCAAATACTTCCAGGGCACCACTGTCGAATAATAGGCAATGTTCTTCTCCTCCTGGAGTTCATTACCATCGCCCAAGAGCCGTAGAGTCTGGAGAATCGGTTGCGCGCCTCCCACCTGAATGAGCTTGCCTGTCGCTTCCCCTGTCAGTATATAGGCCGGATAGGGGGTGGTGGGCGCAATCCACGGGGTCTTGTTCGGGAACGGCCAGTTCGACCAGTTGGCATTGTCATTACGGAATGGCAAAGAGTCAGAGCGCCGCGGAACAATCAAGAGGCGATTGATCGGGTTATGGGTTCTTAGTTCACAGAACTGTCGGCTCACGATTCCAGGAAACTGATAGGCGGTGACTTGGCGTAACAGGTATTGCAGGGGCGTGGCGGCGAACTTAGTGCGCTCTTCTTCCGTCAGATAGACATAGGTGGCCTGGATGCGGGGATTGAGCGGCCAGGTCGGAATAAGCGGATTCGGAACCGTCCAGTCCGTCAGGAAATTGCCGATACTGTCATAGGGCGAATTGGACTGGACATAGGAGGGATTCGCCGGTTCTGTAAGGGGAGGTGCCACTTCGACAAATCCAGGCGCCACGGTGGATCCATTGGCATCCAGGACTTGGTAGAGCTGGTTGATCGGTCGAAAGACAACCTGCACTTCGCATTCCTGGTACTGGAGGGAGAGGAGAGGCAGGGCATTGTAGGTGGACTCCGTGAACCAGAATGGCAGCGGAATGTAGAGATCGCGCCCAAACAGGGAGGGGCGATTGATATTGCCCCCTAGGCGGTCGGGATAGACCAGGGGATAGCCGCCGGTAGAGGAGCCCCCTCCGTAGATGCCGGCGGCGGGATTGACAAGTTCAGGGACATCGCCCACGAGAGTACGCCATTTCTGGAACTGATCCACATTGTAGTCGCATTGGGCTTTCGCAATGAGATAGGTGCCGTCGAACTCCTGGATCTTTTGACCGCCGATATAGAACCCTACCTGTTGAATCAACTGACAGCCGATATAGCGGCACCAGTTGAAATTGAGTTGACTTGCCCTCTGGGTGACGGGATTGTTTAGATCGAGCCACTTGCAATAGATATCGGGAAGAGTGACCACAAGATACATGTCACGGACGAGGTCGGAAATACGTTGCACCTTGAAGCGAACTTGGATCGGCTGGTCAATGGAGAGTTCTGTGGGCCCGTCCATCGTCTGAGTGACGGACTCCTCGGCAAAGTGCGTGTATTTCTTATAGGTTTTAAACCAGAACGTAAAGTCTGGATTGCCACTCAGAATGACGTTCTGAGCTCCGTAGGCCACAAGAACATAAAGACCACCCCCTGGCATAGCTACTGTCTGTAGGGTGAATATAATGGCCTGATTAAGTCCTCACGATTCGTTCTTGTTCCTTAAAGAATACCGTTAAGAATATAACACTAGTGCTTAGTATAAAATTACGCCCCCTACAAATTGTAGGGGGCGTAATTTTATACTAAGCGGTATACGTAAACAGGGGGTATGGGGGAAGTTCTAGGGATATAGCGACGTATAGGGATATACGTAAACAGGGGGTATGGGGGAGGGAAGTTCTAGGCGCCTTCGGCGCCTAGAACTTATTGTCCCCCAATTTAGGCAAAATTCGCAGTCCACCAGGTATCGGACAGATACGTCTGTGTATTCGCAGATCCACTCGTTGAATCCACGGTGGACGAAGGGCCCTGATTAAAGAGCGAGTTGATCTCCGAATAGCTCAGCGCATAACTGAAATAGTAGAGGCGACTGAATTGACCATTCATAGCGCCTACAACATTGAACTCCTCCGTAAGACTTGCTACAGCAGTCGGTTTCAGCGTAAATCGCCGCTGGGAAAAGGCATAGACATCCCCGTAGTTCTGATAGGGCGGGGACAGGTCAAAGCCCAGGCGACTCTTCATATTGCCGTTCACGAAGACCTCCAAATGACTGGCCTTGCAGACAACCACAATATGCGCCCACTTGCCAATCGGAATATTATCCACATCCACATAATTATTCCAGGTATCATACGTATTCATATAGACACGAAGGGAATTTGTGTCACTGTGCATATAGACACCGGGACCGAGCAACGGAAACTGGCTGGGGCTGCCCTTGTGGAAAATATGCTGGAGACCACTCGAGCCAGTATAGGAAGAGGCCGGCGCATTCAGAAAGAAGCTGTAACTGAACTCAATGCCCGTGAGTGCATTATTGGACGGCTGCACTAAAAGGGACGTAGTCATATTCGGATTCTGCGTGATCTGGAATGTCTTATTGGCCGTAGAATATGTAATTGGCAGCAACTCCGTTCGATTCCCTTGTAACCGATTGATATAGGCATTCGTCAGTTCAACGCCGGCCAAAAAGAAATAGATGAGAATGATAGCTGCTAATCCAATTACAATCTGTTTGCCTGCATTGCTGGCTCCACCACTATTCGTTGCATTAGTGCTCATTCAACTCTACTTGGAGGGGGCAAAAAAGGAACCCAGATACTGCCCGAATGTTGTGATCTGGTTGGGACCCGCCAAATAGTTCGTATAGATAACGTCGGGTGACAGAGCATAACCGTACATGGTGGTGGTCGTAATAGAACCGCCGAACCCGCCCGCATTCCCTGTACCGTCATCCAGCATATAGGCTGCATAGTTCGTATCAACTTTGTAATAGCTCGGAAGCACACAGGAGCGAATGAGTTTGCCGTCAATGTAGACGTCGCAGGTCATGCCATTCACAACCACGCAGATATGCACCCAGCGCTGCATATCAATATTCGGAATATCACAGAGCCGTGTTGATTCCAGCAGATGTGCATCCGTTCGCATCTCAGTAAAGGTGTTGTCATCTGTTTTCAGATCCCCCTTGTCTCCATTGTTGATCCGCACCATAAGCTGCGGTGTCCTAGAGCCCAAGTAGATGCGAATCGTATCGTATTTATTACCGCCAATGCGCACAATCGACTTGTTCTTATTCTGATTGACAGACCAATTATTGATATAGATCCATGTACTAATAGTAAACTCGCCGCCCTGGTACAACGGGGGCAGATTATCACTGCGAATAGCAGCAGGCATGGTTTGCGGATTCCCTGGTTGCGACCCTGACAGGAGTGTCACGGCCGGTGCCGGCCCCGTACTCAAATACTGATAGAGTGCATAGAGCCCCCATAGACCCAGCAATGCAATAATGATTTGAACCACAGTTGCATTCGACACCATTCTATCTCCTCTCTTCAATGGCTGGAATTTTATTCCAGCTAGTTATAAATCGATGTCCACATTTGCATGCGATTGGGCGGTGGCTCCGTAACAGGTGTACACGGTAAACCGGGGATGCAGAAGGAGCGGAAATCAGGGAAGGAGAAGAAGGACGGGAGAGGAATCGAGAGAGGCGGCGGTGGCGCCCCCGTTGTATCGGACAGTTGTGCCCTCAGAACGGCTAGTTCAGAAGGGGTGAGCCGATGGTTCATAACAAAGCAGTGCACCGCCGATCCTAGGAATCGGGGTTTGCTCATGGTCGGTGCAATAATGAGAGGATTGTTCGGCTGAATCGGAAATGCATCTAGGCGATGAGATCCCACAATCTGATCATTGTACAGCACATCGAAGCGCCGCCCCTCTCGCAGAATCGAGAGGAAGATCCATTTCTGCTGCGGCATCGGAGGGAGCTCCAGATACTCGTACTTCTTGGGACCCGTGCAAATACGAACACGCGCCAGATAATCATTCATCGATACGCCGGCCGGTGCCAATTGAAACTCGAAGCCATCCTGCACCCCTATCAGTGTTGTGTAATTGTCTGCACTTGTATTGTTTTTATTATAATGCGTTGTTCGATCCCCCATGGTTACATTGAAAAATCCGCAAACGGTAAATCCAGACCCCGATAATAAAGAGGATACACTTGATGTGGCAAGCAGTTGGGTCTGTGTGGACAATTGAATAGGTGTCGGAACCAGATCGGACGGTGCCTGCTTTGTGTAGATTGTGGCCACTAGTATGTAGACAATAAGTGATAGCACTAAGATCATCAGAACCCAGAACAGCATTGTGGGGCGCTCATTCGACCAAAAGAGCTGTCGTACAGCCGTTGTAAATGCTTCCATCCCTATCGATATAGACAGAATTTAAGTCGAATAGGGGGGAGGGAGTGAAGAGGAGGAAGAGGACAAAGAAGACACAGGTACCGCTTAGTATAAATTTACGCCCCCTGCAATTTGCAGGGGGCGTAAATTTATACTAAGCACTAATGTTAAAACTCGAATAACCCCCCTCCTACGGAGGGGGCGTAATTAGATTTTTAACGGTATATCAATATTCATATTTGCCACACCCTGTTCACCACTGGCAGTATCCTCGGAAGAAGGGCAACTTGTGCCACCTCCTCCTATAATAGAACAGGTCGCATCTTTATCGATAGCAGCCATGAGAGATGGCTGTGCATATCGTAGTTCAGCAGGGGACGGCGTGCGCTGCCATACATTCAGATTGCCAACTCGGACAATCTGGGTCATATCCTGATTCATGGTACCTGATTTGGGGCCATGAAATGCGCCCTTGTTTCCATTAATTCCGTTCTTAATAGTGGAGGTCTGCACCAGTTTTCCATTCAGATAGACTTCAAAGGCATTGTCCATCAGACAGACGCCAATTCGGAACGGCTGGTTCACAATAATATTGGGCAGCGTGATTTCAATCGGATTACTTTTTGTATCGGGAACACTGACAATAAGATCGGTGGTTCC